TGGTCATCATGTATGACCAGATTGGAGTAGATTTTATTGCTCGCATCGCTCCACCCGAACCATTGGCCGGCGTGTAACTTAATGAGAATATCCTCGATGTGGTCTGGTGCGCCTGTTATATCGTCCATTATCTGTCTCCTAGTCTGAGGAAGTGGAAGCTTGTTCTGTTATCAGCGCCCCCCTCTACGGTAGTGCCATCATTCTCCACAGAGACCTTAAATCTAACTTTCACAGCGGCTGTGTCGGTCACGTCCACCACCCCGTACAGCGTAACGGTACCACTCATTTCTTCATTATCAAATTGCGTCAGCGCGGTGCTATCCATAGTATGCGTACTGTAGGTATTTCCGTTGTCAGCGTTCACCGTGACTTGTATGAACCCTTGATTGTATCTGCTATTACCCTGCCAAGCGAAACCGAACATTGCCAGCACCGCCCAATAACCTGTAGACGGGAACGTGAAGATACCGCTGCTCTCTGACATGCCTGTCCCCAAACGTGCATACCCATCCGATATCACCCCCCCTAGATTAGACGCTATGGGGTCTGCGTCTCCCGTGAATGATGTGGTCAGCCGCCACGAGTCGGCCTCCGTCAGGCCACCACCCGCGGCCGCCCATGACAACGCCCCGTCGCCATCGGTCTGCAGGAACTGATCAGCGTCACCGTCGCCATCGGGCAGCGTGAGTGTGATGTCTTCCGTAACCGCTGCCGGTGCTGCCACCGTGATGGTGTGCGCGCCGTTGTCGGTGTCCTCGGCAAGTATCAATTTCGAGGCGGTGTCAGCGGTCGCCCCTATCTCTAGCCCGCCCGTGCCTTTTCCCGCCAGCTTGAGGTTGATGTCGGCATCGCCTCCCGTGGCACTGAGTGCCGGCGGGTTGCCCGTGGCTGCGTTCGTTATCGTCAACTCATTGACTGCGCTGCCAGTCTCCGCGAACTTGAGCAGCTCCAGAGTGCCATCGCCAATCGCATTGCCGTTTACATCGAGTTGGCCACCCAGCTGCGGGGTGGTGTCCGCTACGAGACTAGCCATACCACCTGAGGCTGGGGTTTCCCACCCGATCCCACCACTGCCATCGACTGTTAGTACCTGGTCTTCGCTGCCTACGGTTGTGATTGCCATCGTACCTGCGGCAGAACCGGCCAGTATGCCACCTTTGGCTATACCTGATATATCGGTTTCAATACCGCCACGCTCATGCTTAAGTTGACCAGTAGAATCAGTAAATGCTGCTAATGCTACGGGGTCGCCGTCACCATCTCCGACTATAATGTTGCCATCTGACAACACACTCATAGCCGTAACAGCACCAGTACCTGAGCCTAGTAATACTCCCCCATCAGTGAGGGTGGAGGCGCCCGTGCCTCCGTCTGCCACCGGTACGTCAGTGCCATCGGCCCTGTATACGGCATTTCCTTCAATGGTGATGTCACCAGAACCGCTTCGGGCAATAGTTGTGTCAGAGGCATGTCCGAGTTCGATTGCTCCAGCCGTAGTAAGCGTGCTGTCATCATTGACAGTCAAAGCCGTAGCTAGAGAGTTTAGGGAACTTCCTGAACTCCCCTCATTAGCTACCTGAAATACGATCGCTCCACCTGCGCCCGAACCTTTACCCTGGCCGCCCTGAAAGGTGAGTGCGCCACCCGCCTGGTTGTTACTTGTTCCGGCAGTGGTTGCTCCAGCAGACACCGTTAGGGTTGTCCCTGCGGCATCATGAGCGGAGGCTGTGGGATTTAGCTTGTTGCTGGCAAACAATAAATCAGACTCTGCTTGTATTGCGGAAGTTCCGTTGCCGGTCAACACAGCATTGGCTGTAAGGGTAGAAGCACCTGTCCCGCCGTCAGCTACGGGTACATCAGTGCCGCCTGCACGGTACACTATGTTGCCTTCAATGTTTACATCGCCTGAACTAGCCCTGGCTAATGTTGTATCTGTAGCGTGTCCTAGCTCTATACCCGTCAATTGAGGGCTATCACCAGTGCCGACACCGATAGATGTGCGTAATGTCGGACCACTCTCGGCTACCGGATCGGTTGAACCATCACCAACAATCATCTCGCTGTCGGCTAGTGCCGACATGGCGGTGACTGCACCCGTACCCGAACCCAGTAATACGCCCCCGTCGGTCAGCGTGGCCGCGCCTGTGCCGCCATTAGCCACAGTTAGCACACCACTAGCAGCATCTGCACGACTATAAGAAACAAGTCGCCATTTTCCTGCTTCAAATTCATGTAGTACGGCTATATCGCCTGCCGCCGTGGTTATATTGGTTGCGTCTGGAAGTACCAAGCTTGAACTATGGGTGAATGTTAGTACGGCGTCAAAGTGCAGTAATATGATTGCCCCTACGCCCCTGGTGGAAATAGAGGTGATCTCCGTTGTGCCAGCTACGTCAAAGGCATTGCCATCCGTACCAAGTGACAGCGCATTGGCGCTGGTTAAATCATCGCCTTTCTTCCACTTTGGAAAACCACTCGCGTCTACGTGGTTGAGGATGTCTGCAGCTAGTGCGGTACTATCAGATGCTATTGTCATGTTCCCACTCCTACCATCACTGGTTTTCCTATGACTTCCAACAAACGCGGTTTCAGGCGCTTTAGATCCTGCTGAAATAAGACCACCACACGGTAGCCCTTACTGGTCAAACCTATGTTCCTCAGTATGTCACGCGCACGTCCCTCAGCTATCCCGTGGAACGGTCCCTGGTACTCAAGATTTATCTTGTAGTCAGGCAAGAGAAAGTCGGCCCTTGCACCCCCTAGTATACTACCACCGAACACATTTCGTTGCACGTCAAAGTTAATCTTTAACTCCTTTAGCGCCTTGTAAATGCGGCTTTCGGGGCTATTTAGCCCTGGAACTATGTCAATTGGGGGCAGGTCTGGCTTGGCAATGCGCCCCAGTTTTCGCGCTCTAATGAAGATGCGCGGTGCTGATAGTGCCTTGCGGGGGCTACTCATTAACCTTCTAGGCATTACGGGTTAGCCAGTGTGATCGTCACGGTTATACGCATGGTCTTGTTGGTGGTCTTTGTGACCGCAGCAGCCGGTTGCCCGTGAACGTGCAGGATACCGCTAGTGGAGGCAGAAAATAGTCCTACCTCGGCTATAGTGCCGTTACCTTCCGTCGTCCCGTAGTAATGCTCCGCAGTTATCACGCCGTCACTGACCGACTTGGTGTCCGGGGTGACCCGCGATCCTATCTGAGTCCCTATGTCCGTATCACTCAGAGCAGGTGTGGTAGTACCACTACCTACCGCAAGGTGGGTCATCGTGGTGGGGCTACTCAGGCCGGTCCACTGGTTTGCAAGGGCTGTAAGCCCCAGGGTCGTTACTAAACTTGTTGCCATAATTAATTGCTCCTATTCTACCACTCTGCGAAGTCCCAGTTGAAGTTGTCCCACGTTGGGGGCGAGTCTGTTAGCGTAGCTGCTACGGTCACGGTGGCGTCCACCGGCACCGATATTTGCGGCCAAGGCCCGCTCGTAGCGTCTACCATGACCACCTGAGCCTGGCGCTCGTCCTTATCGGCTGCTAATTGCTCCTCACTGGGGCGCAATACAGAGGTCTTTGTGACGTAAATGAGGTGCTGCCAACCCAGCATATCCACAAAACGGACCGGGTTCTCACTGCCTTCCAGCTCTTTTAGGAACTCTAACTGCTCTCTAACGGTCTTGGTTTCAGCAGTTCCGTCCCGCAAACGGGTACCACCCAGGATCAGTCCCACCTGATATGCCCGTATCGGGTCTGGCCGGAGCAGGAAACTGGTGGTAAACCGCTCGATTACGGGTGTTTCGGTACTGTCTGACCCGCGTGTAAGCGTGAATTTGAGGCGCAGGTGCTTGCTAGTAGTCGTAATATCCGACTCGCTGAACGGCAGGACCGTCTTTCCGTCTGCCGTGACGTCGCCCAGAGCGGTGTAGCTCGCACCCTTATCCGTAGAATACGATACGGCGATCTTGCGCCCATCGCCCGTGTCAAGGTTCCGCGCATCCACCGATACGTCCCTGAACGCCTTGAGCATGAAGGGCATCCCACCATCGAAGTCCGATGTCTCGAAGTTACCCGTAGTAGGATAACTAGCATGTGGAGTGTCACGCAGGGTCGTGTGTCTACGGCTGCGTGTGGCGCCGTCGTTGAGGTAAGACCGTGCAAGATTACGCGAGTAACCACCCGCTTTCATCGTGTCGTCGGCTGTTCCCCTGTACATCTGGTGCCAGCCTATCCCGTTATACCCCAGCACTTCGGGCAGATTACTCTCGCCCTGGTCAAATGCGGCATAAAGATGGAAAGGCCCGCTCCAGAGCCAGATAGGAATACCGTGACCGTGCAGATCCTTGTTCTCGTCACCCTTCATTAGCGGTGTCACGTCTATCATGTTGCTAATAACACCTGACGATAGGCTTATCTTCACGATCCGGCCTAAAATATGAGTGTATAGGAAGCCGTCGTGGTAGACGAGAGCCTTGCAGTTGCCGCTATATTTCTGGTTATAAAAGCCTGTAATTTCGTTCAGATTGGTGCCGTCATACCAAAATATGGAATCCTCTTTGCCTATGATTAGCAGTCCGAACGCCACGCCTAATCCCGTGACATCACTTTCCGGGTTCCCTACATTGATGGCTGTGGCCCAAGTAGCACCGTTATCCGTGCTAGTCTTGATCGTACTGCCTGTCCCCAGCACCAGATAAACATTACCGTCCGGCTTCTCCCAGGTGGTGAAACAACTAGCCTTCTGTCCCGATGCAGGCTGTGTCCAGGTGTCCCCATCAGCGGAGCGGTAAAGGTCAGCACTGTCTCCCACCGCCGCAAATACGTTACTGCCGTGCCGGTGTAGCCAGACGGCACTTGCGCCCAGCGTGGTGGAGCTGTCGGTCCAGGTACTGTCATCGGTGGTGCGCCTGACCTTGGTGCCTATGGCAGCCAGAACTGTGCTTGCGCCAAAGTCCACGATCATAGGTGCTGTGGATACCTTGCTACTGTCCGTGGCGCTCCACGCAGAGTGCAGGGTTATGTCTTCGTCTACAAAAGGAAAGATATTACCGTCAGTGCGGTAGACCTTCTTATCACTGGCAAATGTGAGCTGGTCAATGCCCTCGGTCATACCGGTCTGGGACCATGCGTCCCAGAAACCTTCCCGTACTCTGGCCTCCGTGCCAGTGGCGATACGGGGCGCGAAGTCATCTACCCGCTCGGTATTGTATTCACCCGGAGCGACCATGAACCCGAAGGTCGTAGCACCGCTCTTCAGGGTGATGTCATGGGAACCGCCAGCAGTAGGCATGACTAGGGATTAGTGACGATATTCTCGCCGTAACGTCCGATAGCGGACTCTCCCGCCCCGTAGTCGTGGCCTATGCCGATCATGTGTGGAATGTCCCCGCGCCGATTACTCAACTTACTGCGTTCGGCGGCTTGGCGAAACTCTCCCACTAGCTCTGCGAACGGCTTGACATCGAAGTGCGCTGCCTTCGTGGTCTGGGAAATACACAGCCAGTAGGCACCGTAGTTCGAGAGGTAGTCCAACGGCAACTCTATCGACTCGGTGGCGGCACTAATACGGTCTACCCTGTCGTTATATTGCAGGTGCAGGGTCTTGCCACTAAACTCCGCCGCTAGGTCTGACGGCACAACCACTGTCCATGTGGTGCCGTCCTGCCTCTGGCGCACCCTGCGAAGTAGAACCTTGGGGTTATTCGCCAGCGTAACGTATGCTGTGGAGAAGCCCCACTCCACTTCCGGGGTGGCGGTAGGTGTGTACTCGAACGTAGAAGACGCGAGGGTCTGGCTACTGTCCACGTCCACGTCCTTGATGGCAGGCCAAGCTGCATCAATAGCAGCGTTTACTGCGGATAGTTTCTGGGTGGTGGTCCAGAGCGCATTAGCGGTATCGTCGAATAGTTGGTCTAGTCTATCTATTACGTTCTGTCCTGTAACAGCCATTTACTTTTTCCTTCGGGATTTCCGTTTCTTCTTCTTGCCCGGTTTCTTGTACATCTTATGCACCTACCAGGAACTGGGCGTGACTGGGGTCGCGTAACTCAAGACCCGTCACGAACTCCAGCAATTGACCCCGACCATAACGGTCTATAAAGACACTAGCGAGTTTCTCTTTCATCGCCTTAGTCTGTCCTTCTCCCAAGTGGCACGTATGATGAAGCAAGGCGCAGTTACGTTCATCGAATATCTTCAACTGCTGTTTTCCTTTTGGCACCGCACTACGCTTTATAAGCCATTCGTGCATGTCGGTTGCCCCATCTTTGCCACAGTAATCGCAAGTATTTCCTCTTTCCTGAAACAAACGCCACTTCAATTCTGCTCTGCGTGACGTCTGGCTCACTACTTGCGGCTCTTCTTTTTAGTAATGAACGGCGTGCCTTTTATCACCGTGACGTTCTTCGGTAGTTTCTTGGCTACGAAACCACTCGACTTGGGCTTACGGGTTTTTGCCATTTTCGCTCACCTTCCATCCAACTACGATGTTTTGCTGGGCCTTCACCGGCCCGCTTTCCATGTCTAGCGTGTAACTGCTCTGATATGCTTCCATGTCCTGCATCCCTGCCATTCTAACGGCTTGGCGCAGGAGCATCATTGTAAACCCGCACTGGTGGAACTGCCACGGACTATCCTGGCTCCCGAACACACTAGCCAGAACAGAGACATGCAGATCCTCGTCGTAGACTATCTGTCGTGCGGCCCACTCCAGTGACGGAGTTATCACGTACAGCTTGCCCTGGCGTCGCAGGACCGCACCCACATTCTGCAACGTCGGCACCACCTGTAGGCGGGGTATATGTTCGATTACGTGGGACATGAACACCGCGTCGAACTTCCGCTTCAGTTTCAGCGGTTCCGTTATGTCCGCAACCACATCCGGTTTCGTTTCCGGGTCTATGTCCAGCGTGGTTATCTTCGCGTCTGGAAATATAGTGCGGCATTGTTGTTTGTCTCCACAACCTACATCAAGAACCTTCACCTAGTTTAGTCCCTCTATCCCGGACTGTAACTCTGGGTGCTTGTCCTTATAGTCCACGAATTGTTTCCTGTCATGCGGGAACTCACGCCAGTGTTGACACACTACTGCGGTGTCCACCACCGGCCTGTAGCCTATTCGTCCCGCTATTTCACAGAAGAAGTGATCCTCGGTGCGCCCGTATTCCATCGCAAAGAACGGAAAGGCACGCGGATCATCATCTGCTTTATGCTTCAACGGCGTATGGAGAACCATCGCCTCTACCTTAGCCTCCATACCGTTCGTGGAGAAACTCAGGTCTTTACTGTCCTTATCCACATCGTCCTTATGAACCGGTACGATGCTACCGTCCGGGCGCTGAAACTCGATGTACTGGTCCATGATGTCCAGGAATACCCGTTTTTGTATCAGGGTACAACCCATCCCGACGCTATCTACTTCCGCAATAGTGCCATGTTCGTACTCCCAGAGGGAGGCGTACATGCCATTATTATCCCGAATGTATGCTAGTGGATTGTGCGGTGGTCTGGCTAGATGATATAAGCCAGCCACGAAGGGACGCCGCATAGCCAATAGGTGTTCAAGGGCGCCTTGTGGCGGGACCGTATCGTCATCTAGAAACCAGAGCCAATCACTATCCCCGCGTACGAAGCCACCCGCTATCTTATTGCGATTATGGTCGGTACGGCTAAGTCTACGGTCATCAAGGATGTAGTTCTTGTTGTAGTCCGGCAGTGCGCTGCTAACAGCATGTACCCTGCCGATCTCTATCTTACCTTCCTGGGCAACTGAGACTAACTGCGTCAGTACCGGCTGCCACCAGTTATTGGACTGGAACTTGGAGCAAGCTATGCCTACGTCAACCTTTACGGTCACGGTCTGCCCGCCTCCCAGTCCTCGATCCTATCGTTTTGGGCGTACCAGTTGCGTTGGTTCCGGCAATCCTTACACAGTGCGATCTTATGCAGATTGGACATCATGTCGTGCAACAGGCGCCCATCGGGATCTGGCTGAACAGTGGATAGATGAGTAACTGCGAGAGGCCGATTACAGCGGCGACACAAGAACACGGGTCGTGTTTGCATTACCGACATAACCGGCCTCCACGCAGTCTTACGATATTACGCTCCTATCCTTATGTGGTCAGGGCGGCGTGTGCTTTGTCCATCCGCACACACAGCGAGAACTCGCCTACAACCTCTCCGCGCTCGTAGTCACCTACCTTGGCAAGTGGCTCGAACGTGAACGGGAAGTATGTAACGAATCCCGCACGCTCTGGGTCAAGCAAATACACTGTATTCGCAGGCGCCCAGCGGTCCATAACCAGTTTGAGTTCACCAAACGGGGTCATCACGTTCTGGATAACCATACCGATGGTGTCTTCAGTGCGCTCAACACGCAGGAAGGTTGTTGCGTCATATATGTTCTTGATGACCTGCATGTTTGCCGGCGAACAGAGGGCTATGCTCGGTGAGCCGCCATCGTTGTAAGCCAACTCCATCGTGTCTTCCAGGTTTGCCTGGGTAATGGCAGAGCCATAGTCCAGGGTATTGTCGGTAACGAACGTACCCAAACCACCAAACGCACGCGGCGTGGTAGCGGAGCCAGCTTTGCGGGCGCCGAGGTACATCTGCTTTTCGACAAGTCGCATCAGTTGTGGAACAGCCTTGTTGGACTGATACTCGAACTCTTCAGGGATACCATACTGGGAAACCTGGTTCTGAGTTCTCGAAACCTTGATCTCCTGATGGAATATCTGGGTGTAGTTCGAGCCAACCGTGCGGTCAGTGAACGCCACTGCGTCAGAGTCGTCACCCTCCAACCGTGCAATTCCCACGATCGTCACAGTGGTGTCGTCAGCATGGGTAGCTGCCGAACCACTATATGGTCGGGTTGCTACCGTGAGGACGTTGGAGCTGACACTACTTACCCACATCTGCTCACTCTCAATAAGGATGATATGCCCCGGTTGGAAAATGGAGCCATCGTCCACAGTGATCGTGACTTGTGAGTTATCGATGTTGCTGCCGTCATTGATGGCATCTGCGAGTGGTGCGTGGGTGTCCTCAAGCCATTCCATCTTCGTGGACTTTCCGTTCACGAAACGGAACTTCGAGCTGGCACCGTCCAGACCACCGAGAGCCTCAACGCCCGGAGCGTCAGTCGGGTCAATCAGGTCAATAACGTCCGTAATTACGCGCTTGTGCGGAGTAGTATCCGAATAGCTAGTAATCGGACTGTCTATAGCAGCCATGTCTTATTTCTCCTATATATCTAGTCCGAGTTTACGGTATTTCATCCGTAACTCGGTGTGTCCAATCACGTTTCCGCGCCTAACTTCTTTCTTCGCACGGTTATACTGATCGCGTAGGTCACCCACCTTTCCGGCAGGTGCGCCACTCAGACTGTCCAGGTCACCACTGGCGGCTTTCTTTGCCAGGGCATCCTTTTTGGTCTGAGCCTTTTCGTCCCGCATTTGCTTTCGCTCCGCTTTGGCATCTTCTGCCATCGCGTTCTTGGCCTGCGAGACTAGCTGTTCAGCATTTTGTGCATTTGCCAGACGCGCATCGTTCGCTTTCAGACCATAAGCTGTTGCAATCTGGGCGGTGTAGTCATTCCACGCCTGCCACGCCTGTGCCTGTTGCTGCATGGCATCGTAAGCTGCGGCTTTTTCGCCGAGAGCCTGTTGTTCTTCCCAAGCCCCAGCGTCTTCATCGCCCACCTGCTCCAGCCGCTGTCGAGTTTGCGACCGAAGGGCGCGTTCTCGCGCCTGGTACTGCTGGTGAACCCTTGACAGCTCCCTGTCCTTAGATTGATTCCATTCCGATAGCCATTGCTTGCGCTTGTTTTCCAGAATGGTGTCCGTATCAGGGGTAGCTGGGGCCGCTGGTACGGTTTCCTCCGTAGTTTCAGCTTCAGCCGTTTGCGCTTGTGGTTCAGCGATTTCAGCCTCGTCCGCTTGTACGGTGTTCGTAGTTTCAGCCACGGTACACTCTCCTATATTCAGTTTTTTACTGCGCCACTTATTATAGCATAAGTGGATGAAGCATTATTATATCCCCGCTCTTGCACCGCGGGGCTTATAAACCCTCAAAGTAGACGCTAGTGCAGGTCTGGATCGGCTCACCCTGCGCTCTTGGCGGGGGGTCAACCTGCCTGTCTGTTGCGCCCAGATGTAATAGGCCCGCTCTATGGCCGCTAGTTGTGCCGCCGGTACGGTAGACAGCCAACGTGCTAGGTCAGGATTACGCTGTAAATGCGCCTGTCTTGCATAGGCCGAAAGGTCGAAATAGTCCATCAGCATGACCAGTATCGGGTTCTTTTCCTGTGTCCATTTGGCATGTATCGAGAGCCACGGTGTTAGGTCGGGCGGCGCCTGTTCTGGCGGGGCTTGCTGTCGTTGTGCCTGACGTCGTTGCGTGGCCTCTATTGCCGCTGTCCTCAAGGCATGGAAGTCATACAGTATAGAGCGTGTTGTTCTGCCTCTGCTACTCCTTGTCCTTGGTGTCCTTGGTGTCCTGGTTATCCTAGCGCCTTTTTTCACATCCTTGACCAGACCTTTGACCGCCTTCAAGCCCTTCTCGTCTATGAGCTTCAGCATAGCCTCAATGCCACCCGTCTTTAGCGTGCTATCCATTTCCTTCCTGAACTTGACCCACTTATCACTACCGGGTATGAGCGAGGAGGCATTGAAATTAGCAAAGACCATTTCCTTAAGTAACATGAACTTCTCGATATTAGGATTAGCCTCTATCATCGCGTCTGCCTCTGCGAACTGCAACGCCGTATGCAAGGCTCTGTAAGTTTCGTATTGCCGCTCAATACCCGGCTCGATATACTGGGCAGCAATTCGTCTTACCACTTCGTGAACGTCACCTGTGTCAAGAAATTTGTTGTCCTCGTCTATTACCAGACTGCCGAATATGTCCTCTTTTTTGAAGACCTGTTCTGGTGTTAATGCCGTAATACCAGACACCTTATTAGTTTTAGCTTCTCCGTCAACAGTCACACTACCACTAAGCCCCATACTCTTTAGCAGAATACCTAGAGTTGGCTCCGCTTCACCATAAAGCGCCCAGTACACCATGTCAACGTCTGACAGCTCTGGATACTGTAGTTTGAGTTTTTCTAACTCCTCATACGGTAAGTTTTGGATAGTACCGAGAACACGCCAAGCCATGAGGTCCTTGGTGAAGTGACCTCCCATAGTCTCGGTCATCATTGCTTCCCTTATACTTCCACCGCCATTCTGTTGTACATAAGCCACAATTCCTGGCACACCTTTTCCGCTAACAGGGAACCGGTCAAACAGCGATATTTCCTCATACTGATTCCAAAGTGCTTGATTAATATCATTGTCATCAATGAATTGCCCAAAGCCTATATCGTAATCTGGCTTCAGTGTGTCCATCCAAGTCTCGGTAGACAAGTCCTTATTTCTGTCGTAAGCAGCACGATGGGCATCACTAGGCATCCCGCCCATATCTGCCTCTTCGAGAGCCACCGCAGGATTACGCCGCTCTGCGACCAAGTTGACTACATTCTCTGTGAAGATGTCTCTGTCTGGATCTATACCCTCACGCAACTCCCATAAGCGCGTATCTGGAAGACCACTCTCGAAGTTGCGAACGTCTTCTAATAAGCCCGTATTCTTGTACTCGTTCCGAGCATCCCAATATTCGGCTATGACCCTATCCTTGCCTTCATTCTTTTTCCACGCATCAGCACGTTCTTTGCCATAAAAGTCCGCGTGTTCGTAGTAGAACTTATTCGCCTCATAACCTTCGGCGTGTTCCATCTCCCATAGTTTCCAGTAGTAATCCGTGACCATTTTCTGACTAGCATAGTACGCGGCGACAAGCTCATGGTTCATAACTAATTGCAGCTCTTTGTCTAGCAGCGCTTGTACCTGCGGACGTGCCTCTAGCCACTGATTTACGTTACCCTTAATACTTTCGTCGTTATACTTATACTTCTCAAAATCCTTGACGGTCTGCTGGTCTACTCCGGCATATAGCTGGTCCATCAGTTTGGCACGCTCGTCCGTTACCTTTCTCCATTCGTTACGGGTCGGCACATCAGGTAACTCCAGTACAGCACCTAACTTCATGACGTCAGCGATAAAGGTATCCTTTTCCGTTTGTTTCCAGTCTTCTGGTATCCCGCCAACATAATAAAACTCATGCAACAATTCGTAGTTAATATCAGCGCCGTTCGGCCCCTTAAGTTTATTGTCCACTATGCCTGGACCAGTGCGCGAATGTACGTTCCACGCATACGCCTCTAGCCGGTCGTCGCCCTTATTACGCCACGTCAAAAGATTGGAATATTTCTGGTTTGCAGGGTCAGTCCAGAAGCCACGCTGTAGCTGTCGCGCCTTCTCCTTGTCCACCTCCGAGCCGGTAGCATACAGCCTATCCATTTCGTTACGCAGTTCACCGTACTTCTGTTGCGCTTCCATGATCGCCACTTCTGTCGCAGAGTCATAACGAAACGCCGGACCCACAAGGAAAGACATTAGGAGCGGTCCCAGAATCCCCGGTTGCGCAGTTCCACCAGGTAACTGATCCCCTTTGCCTCCGGGTATGTATATCTTGTTACGTCGCATTTCGTCGATGGTATTCATAAATACGAGATATGCGGCCTGATAAGTTGGGTCATCCATATACTTCTCGTTGAACGGGTCATTGACTATGAACATTATTTCCTGAAGCAATGCTTGGCTAATTGCACCATTATCAGCCTTGGCTATGAGCAGCTTTCCTACTTCGTCCATGTCATACTTCGTACCGACGAACTTCTCGCCTTCTGGGGTATCAACATTCATAAGCTGGTATGGGCCTGGCAAATAGTGTTCCAACGCTAACTCCGGCGTGTCGATACCTGTCATCGTGCCAACAGCACTGGAGACTTCTCCTACAAAAGTAGTGGCAAGTCCCAAGCGTCCTACATAAGACCGCGCTAACTCTTTGTTACCATTCTTTAATGCTATTGCGCCTAGTATCAACGGCCACGCAGAATGTGTGCTTCCCGGACCCCAGTCATTGGCAGCAGTATACACACGACCAGAGGCCGTTTTCATTATTTCTGGGCTATGGAAGTCTGACCGTATAAACGAGTCCTGCGGATCCACGTACTGCATTACCGGGATCGACAATAAACCGCCATTGCCCATCGTTTTGCGTATGTACGGCTTCAGCCATTCAGGTGCATCCTCGTTTAGTCCCTCGATCGAGGCACGCATTTTGTGCAATGCCACCACAGCGTGCGGGTTCTCCAAAAAGCGATAGGCACTCCGCATGGCCTGTCTACTGTACCAGTGTGGATAGGCACCTATCCAGCGAAATAATATATCAAAATTGCGCTTGTCCCCGTAGTTATAGTAGGTCATGTCGCGCAGAGCAGTTCCGAAACCCTCCGCCACACCCCGTACTTGGTTAAGACCTGCCTTCATCTCTGTTACCGCCTGGCGTACTGCTTTGACCTGTTGTGGCGTTAACTTAGCTTGCGGGAAGGCGTCCCACCTGTTAATTATGTGGGTGGCCGCCCTGCGTAACGCTCGTATCTTTAGCGGTTTCGCGGCAGCAGCGTTGATAACGGGATCGATAACATCTGCGGCGGCAGACTCAAATCTCCCGCCCGCCTGAAAGTAGTCGTCTAAGGACAGTTGCTGTGCCTCTGTGATGGGTGAGATGTTGCGCTGCCGCAATCCGTCAGCCGTTGCACGCACGACCGTATCATCATAACGCATGGCCTCTGCCACAAACGGATCAACATCTAAGCGCAAGGTATGGTAGTCGTCAGCTAACTTGGCAAAATGCTCGTCCCAGATTGCCCCGTTCAGCTCGAAGTAGCTATAGCCACCCTCCTGCGCCGCACGCCGATTAACTGTCACCTCTGCGACAACGGCATTAGTGGCTGTCCTATGCTCACCCTCAAGGGCGAAGAATTTGTTGAGTGCCTCATTCTTTTTTACGGGGTCTGTAATATTGTCTATAGAGTCATACGCGGCGCTTTTTGCAGCGTCACGTACCCCTCTTGTTATCGAGCGCAGGGTCATGTCCTCGTGGATATACTGTTCGATTTGATGACTGCTATATCCTTGGCTTACATATTCCTTTCTGAGCGCCTCGACCGTTTCGTCGGAACCCTCCAAGGTGCCTGGGTGCAAATCAGTACCGTCGTTTAGTATCCGCAGCTCCTCCTCTCGGCGTATCGCCCTAACCTCGACAATATCTTCCGCTTTTTGCATACGTCTTATTACTTTAGGGTCAATGTCCGCATCACGCAAAGCGCGGTTTATTTCAGGGGACACACTATGTGAGCGACCACCCAAAATTACTTCTTCCACACGGGTAAGATCGTTGGGGTGCCAAGCTCCTTCTGCCAGTGCTATTAGCTCATCTGCCCTCGGCTCCCCAATAGCAGCCACTAACTCAGTACGGGTTGTTGGGCGCAGAGCTTCGCGAGGACGCCAGATGGCATTGAATACCTTCTTAATACCCACATACACTGGCATCTCCGCGAACTTATTCTCCTGTATCTTCTTCCATTGGCCCGGCATTTCGATAACTATGTCCGCCGAGCGCCCCAAAGTCGCTGCCAACATGGGTGATTTCTTTCCCATCTTCGCTTCTATCTTGCCAACAGTTCTGGGTCTACCTGCCCCAAACCCAAACAGCTTGCGCACTCGCTCTGGAACAAGGCCCGATACATAGCCTGGCGCACCGAGTTGCGCAGTGCCTATCGCTAGGCGCTCACCGCCCGGACCGACACCGCGTTTAATGCTTGCGGGACTTGAGCGCCATACGTCATCATACCAATTCCTGGGAACCGGTCCCAGAACACCATCCATCAGACCTTCTGTAACACTGACCATGGCGTCACGGCCTACGCGCCCGAACGAATTAAGTTGGGTCCAGCGTGCAAGGACGCCCTGGTATGCGGCCATAGCGCGATCACCATACCGAATGACCTCGCCTATCCATTTCGGCACAGCCCCCGCCTGTTCTACTTTTGTCAATTTGAGGTTCCCAGAAATCTCATCTGTGGCACGCGCAAACAATTCAAGTAACTTTATAGCTGCCTGCTCACTGGCGGCACGGGCTGCGGGCTTGACCTTGGACGAGGGGCCAACACCCCTTCCAATGATATTTAACAGGGTACGTATCTGCGGCCCCTTCATATTGCCCAGCACAAGACTTGCTATCTGTCCGTCAAGCGAGTCTAGTACGGAAACCATTGCGTTCTTTGCTGCAGATCCTAATAGGCTTGCCTCCGCAGGCGTAGGTGTACGCCTTAGAAGCTGTGGATATTGTTTTAGTATCTCGTGGGCTTCATCTAGCCTGCCCGCGTGGTACAGCTCTACACCGGTCAAGATTTCCTCCACCTCTTTCGGTGTACGGCCTATCACCAAGGTTTCTAGATGACGGTTAGTCGCCTCTGCTGCAAGGCGCGAATTAGTCGCGGGAGCGCGCCTAATCACCTTCTTTAGCGCCGGAACTTGGTCCAAGATCCGTGCTACGGGTTGTGAGAAGAACGCTGTTCCCGCCTTGATTGCCTGTGGAACTTTCAGTGCGCTCTCCGTGGATAATGCCACTAATTGCCGCTTGAAAGTGTCGCGCATCAGTTTTATGTGCTTTGCATTCCTGAGCGGATGTATAAAGGCGCGGAGCGGGTCTAGCATAAACGGCGCCATCATTTGTATGTGCAGCGGTACGGTCATCTGGAAGTATTCCTGTCCGACCTCCCATGCACGCTTTCTGTCAATCTCGGTCGTAACTCCGTCCCGTGTGACCTCTCCCGTGAATGGATTAAGTCCTGCCGTACCGTACCTATCGGCAAGATAATATGCCGCTCCGACACCTCTAGCCGCACTGTTCCAAGCCGCCTGCCAAGCGTCCCACCCTATTCCTGTCGCAGCAGCAAGTCTGCGCCGCGCTACCAGTCCAGGGGTGGGTTCTTGGCCGGGGTGCAGCTTGTAATCGTCGCTGTAAATTTGTGCTGGCATGGTTTCAGGTAGGTCATCTGGATCTGCCATGCCATATATCGCCAATTCCCTCTGTGGGCTTTTCTTGAAAAGAATGGCGCTTCGTGCCTCTTTCTCGGTGACTGGCTTATCGGGCGCTTCTCCCAATTCTTCCCAGCGTCGCGCTACATTCTCCGCAAGAGGGTTCATACGCATTTCTTTCTCTTTGCCCGCACCAATCGCCAAGTGTTCAGGGCTTATGACCGCTTCTTCTGCCTGCCCCATCTTCTTTGCGCGGTCGGTTTCCTGAGCGCGACTGGCTAGATCCTGTGCAACGATGGGCGCCATCGTTTTGACGGCTCCACTTTTCCAACCTTTCGCCGCTTGGCCTGCTAATTTCAATAGGGGTGGGACAGTGCGCCCTGCTACGGTAGGTGCAAGCCTTGCTGCGGCAGGTGCGCCTCTACCCAAAATAGCCCCTAAAGGTGTTGTAGCAGCAATCCCATAAGCAAGGCGTTGTTGTTGTTCGGGGGGTAACCTTTCATACTGCCTCAGCCCTCGCCCTGTCTGCGCCCCGCCGGGAGATAGAAGGTTCGCGGCAGTACGCGCTGTCTCGAAATACTTCCAAGCATCTCCTGCGAACCCCCACTGATCCGGCGTTACTTTCCCTAGTAAGTCTTGCCAACCACTAGGTGTTACGGGTTCAGGTTGCTGTGCCACCATCCTCGGCGTTACTGCCCTTGGTGTAGTCAAGGGCAACCTTGTCGAACTAACGTCGGGCCTGACACCGCCTTCCCGCAAAAACTGTGCTATGTTGCTTTCGGGCGCACGCCGAACGGGGAGCTGCCTAACTGGCGCACGGGGTGGGGCAGGATCTCTGCCCGTCCTGCGCCGGAACGCCGTGGCTACCTGACTGGGTGGTTGATGCGGATAACTAGGTGCAGGAGTAACCCCCACGCTAGGTGGTGGCAGCGCCTCCCTAGTTTCTGGGTGCGTCGGTCTAGAACTCCGAGCATACCTTCTTGATGCAAGCCATCCAGCTCTGGCCTTCGCTAGTATTTCTTTTAGCCAGTCTGCGGCCTCGTCGTGAAAAGACATTTATTACGGTGCTACGGCGCCCGGATAGTTCGCGGTGGCCGCGTAGCCCATTCTACCCATCAACCATTTAATCCATGATTGAATCTGCGGGTCTACTATGTCCTTAAAGTCACTGGGATTAAACCAGATCGGTCCTGTAGTCCCAGATGGTCGCTCATATTCTTGCTCTCCGTAACTGCCATATACTCCCTGTGGGTCATAACCCATTCCGGTCAACCAAGTCCCTAGTCGATCTCTCATGGTCTGGGTCGGGAATGCCCCCAGGCCACCCTCCCTGATATTCAAGAAGGGGTCTGAAAGGTCCGTATCTTTCGCAAAACTAGGTTCACCCGTGAATGTAGGCGTTGTTGGATACGTCGATGTTTCGGTAACAGGGGGTATGCCGCCGCCAGTCGGGAAACCAGTGTATGGGTCATAGGGATAGCCCCCGCCAAAACCGCCCCCGAAGGCGCCCCCGCCGAAGGCGCCCCCGCCGAAGCCGCCACCACCATACATATCGGCAGCCATTTGGTCAATCATCGCCTGTTTCAGTCTTCGGTCTTGTTCCGCATAAACTGCTTCGTGGAACGCCTTTTGGTTCGGATATTGGTCTACTGCATCCCAAGCGACTTGACTAAATGCTGGGTCTACTCCCTGTGTGGGAGAATAGGTTCCCGGCACGTAACCAGGCTCATATATGTCGATCCCCATGTGTTGACCGAACTGTTCTGGATTGAGGTAATAGCCTTCCCGCATCAAAACATCTTGGTTTGCTGCCATCTGTTCGTATGTCCACCCTTCTGGCTTTCTATAGACAGCACCGCCTGGTGTGAACTGAATCGTACCGCCCCAAGGCTCTGTGGCTGTTTTTTGCCAATCCGGTACTACGGGGCCGCCGCCACCGCCACCGCCACCGCCACCAGAAGGCTTGTTCAGC